TCCCCAAACAATATTTTTCCCAAAACTACGAACTCTATATAAGGGGAAGCCCTACACCTAGGCGTATACCGGTGTTACCTATATGGAACCCTCTTATAATTATATCATGCACAACATAGTTAATATCAGAAATTCGCAATCAATCAACACTACAGGCTCTTCTTTGATAGGTCACATAACTGGCACGTATACTGAACTGATCAAGGCGTTCGGTGAGCCTACTTATATAGAGAACTCTGCAGACGATAAGGTCAGTACTGAATGGAACTTAGAGTTTGAATTAGCTGATAATACCACCCCTTATATAATTGGAACTATCTACGACTGGAAACGCTATGATGGTGGTGAAGCTTGCCGCGGAGGCGATAAATTTGTATGGAACGTAGGCGGTATGAACTATAAGGCGCTGGAACTAATACAGGAAAAGCTCGGAAAGGAACAAACTGAGCCAGTGGGAGAGTTCTTACCACTACGTCGCAGTCATCGATAGCATCCGGAACATCGATATAATATAGCTATGAGAATAAATTACATCATCGATTACAAAGGCTACGGCAACATCTACCAGTTAACTAACACGCGTAATGGAGAGTGCCTAGACATTACTAAAGAGGAAGCGCAGGATTTTAAGCTATCGACTACTTACTTCTCAGTAAGAGCAGACGTGAGCATCAACTCAGAAGATCAAGTCGAAGTACCTTCACAGCGTCACGATTGGTAAGCTTAATCCGGAACATCGATATAATATTAGTATGAATAACCTAAAGCCAACCGCACGCGAAGTAAAAGTAATCCTATCTAGTATTGGACTGCAGTTTCCAAACTATATGTTTAATGATAAGAGAGTTAATGGAGGCCGTATTAAGATGTGGGGGTTCCAGATGTCGATCGCAGATATGTCTAGGATGCGAGTAATGCTCCAGATGTTGTTCCCAGGCTTGTTAGATCTTGAAGTGGAACATTTTAAGACTTCTACAGTAGTTAAATGGAAGGAACACCCGGAACTATCTACTCATTAATATAAACACCGCGCGGAGGGACGATTGTTCCTCCGCGGTTGGTATTAGGAACCTCGATATAATAGTAGTATGGAAATTACAACACACACAATGAAGCAATTCGAATACCGTAAAGCAGAACAAGCAGGGAAATATAATAAGGATCATGGCATGCCTTATGATCGTGGCGGGGCCGATAGCTATTACGATCGACCAATGGAGCCTCATTACTACCCATTAGGAACAGGTATCGGAGAGAAGGTTGAAGGGTCTTCAATGACTACAGAAGAGCTTGAAGCATACTACGCAGGTTACTATATCAATGAAGAGGATGGTGTGAAGAAGTATTAGGAACTCTGATATAATATAGATATGATTAGAATAATTCGACCAACAAACTCTAGAAATCAATTCGGTGATGGGGCAGCCTATGCAGGTCAACGCTGGGAAGTGTATTCATGCACCTCATACGTAGGGCCAGCCAAGCTCAAAGAAGGTAAGGAGGGCGCAGAGCAGATGTTTCATATCCTTAATGCGCCAGAGGAGATGTTATCAGAATGGGAGCAGGCATTAGCTAAAGACTTTCGCAAGGATGGCAACTATTCCCTATCAGTAGGCGACGTAGTAGAGGTAGATGGTGAGCAGTTCTTATGTGAGTCATTCGGATGGAAGGAGTTAGAAGCTCCTTGCAATGAAGTAGAGTACAATCGCGAGTATGCAATGTAAAAGAGGAACTCTGATATATATATAGTATGAAACCACTAAGCGAAACATACAAAGAACTAGGAATTGCCTTTAGCTTCCCTATCGAGATTACAGATGACGATGACCTCGAGACTTACTACGAGACTAGATATGGCTACTGGGCTAAGTTCGAGCGTGATGCCAATGGCGACGTAACTTACTACGAGGACAGCGATGACGTTTGGTGGAGGCGTGAGTATGATGATAACGGTAACAGAACTTACTACGAGGACAGCGATGGCATAAAGGAAGGCACTCCACGTTCAGAGACCTGCGAAGGTAAAGTCGTGGAAGTAGACGGAATTAAATACGAACTCAAAGCACTATGAAAAGAGCTTTAGGAACTCAGATATAATAGTAGTATGGAAAAGCAAAACAACACACAAGAAGAAGTACTAACCGTCGGTCAACTAAGTAATGCAATCGACGTTATAGAAAAGGCAAGCCGTAACAAGGCAAGTCGTCAGGCTTTGATTCAAGGCCTAAGTGATATATTTAACCCAGAGATGTTCTCAATGATCGGAACGGTCAATGATAACTATAGTGATACCTTAGAAGATATGCGAAGGGCGTTCGGTATAAAAGCAATTTGATAGTGTGTGTTGTTGTTGAGGTCGTCTTCGAAAGAAGGCGGCCTCTTTTTGTCATAACACCACGACCGTTCAGCAGAGTAATGCCCGTGCTAGCAGAGGGCCCCCGCTCAGAGAGGTAACCGTGGGAGGATTCCAATATATAGAGCGAGCCTAGAGACCGGTTCTAGCCCCATGCTACCAAAATTTTCTTATCGCGCGCATTCTTCTATATAGACTGGGGGCCTTACTACTCGTTCAGAGCCTCACCCTTGTACAAGGGTATAATTACCATTCAATAAGAAACTCTGAATCAGGTATGCTTATATCGAGCTCTACCTCTCTATAGGTACCCGGAGTTATCTTACAAGAGGTTAATAATACTAAAAGCGCTATACTAAAGAGTAACTTCATTTCTCTCTATTAGAATCTCTCTATTAGCCAATTGCTCTCCAGATATCTCATCTTTAGATTTACCAAAGTAAGCCACGCCGTAATTGTTATCTATAAGATAGGTATTAACATTAGTGCCTTCTAGTGTAACTAGCTCACCTAAAATTCTACCATACTTACCTCTACTATCATCGGTTTTAGTTTGGAGTATAATATTTGAGCCTACTGGACAGAACTCTAAAACTTTTTGTTTAGCTAGGTTACCGAATATCTTCTCTACCTTATCTGATGTTCTGCTCTCCGGAGTGTCAATGCCGTAGAGGCGAATGCGCTGCTTTTTAAGCCATACGTTAAACCCTAAATCGATATCAACGTCTACTGTATCGCCGTCAACTACTCTACTCACAACTGCTTTATACTCGTACATGTAACTATTTATTATCTTCTGCGATATATCCGCGCTTTGTTGAGGAACGCGCGCGTTGCTTTGCCGCGGTGGTTATTTAGAACTATCGTAATATAGATGGATATAATTGTAATACTAGATAAGTATATATATGGATGAACTAAATGTAACAAAGTACGCAGCTAAATACTATACAGGTGTATTACAGGATATGAATAAAATCGTATGTAAGGCAGCAATTGACCGTAAGTGTAGTCTTACTGTGGAACAATTGGAACTAATTAAGGAAATATCCCATAATGCAATTAAGCATGCACGTGAGCATGCAAATAAGACAACTCCTTATAAGCAGTACTAAGTAACATATATCATCTAGATAGTGGGAACACTGATATAATAGGTATAGATGATATTAGTTAAGTTGAAGTGTGATAAGAAGGTTAATGAAAGGTTACGTTTTTATGATATTGATAAGCGTAAGCTGGAAAACTTCTTAAATTATCATACTAATAATTTAGTTCCCTCTAGGAAGTGGTGGACATATGATATATCTGTGAAAGGTATAGCAGGTAATAGTTCCCAATACTTTTGGAACGAAGATGAGATAGAGGTAGCATTGCAGTGTGCTGATTGTTCCTCTAAGAAGCAAAGACGTATATACTTTCTTCAGAGTCTAGTGCATGAATATAGGCACTGGGTACAAGCTCAACTTCAGCATGTACCTGAAAATAAGCTATCTTATACTGAAAATGATATAGAGGAACAAAATGATAACTATACTAAGAACGAATACGAGGTTGAGTGTAAAGAGTGGGAAAAGATCGTAGAGGAGTTCAATAAATATCTATAAATAATATTATGAGTAAGAGTGAAAATTCATTGATGTATGAAAGTTACTTGAACCAGGCTGGCAATGCTATGAATCAACAAGCTGATTATGGTAAGGATAAGTACAGACCAGGTTTAGGTAAGAGTAATATAAATCAATTTAGCGGATTAATGGGTAGAGGTAAGCCTAATGCTGCTGGTATTTCAAATTGGTCTGGAGGACCAAGTGATGAAGAGATTGAAGATGATGATGAAATTGAGGTAAGAGGGTTTGGTGTTATGAGAGTATCGCAGTTAAAAGGTTTGATCGAACGTAAATCAGCTGAGATATCTCAAGCTATTGCTGATGGTAATTTAAATGTTACTAATAAAGCTGATCTATTAAAGTTATTTTCACAAACATACGAGCAAAGAAATAATATTTGATTTCTATGAGTTATACACTATAATAGTGTATGGAGGGTAAAAAGAAAATAACGTGGTCTCATATTGAATTGCTCGTTACTGCAATTGCAGATATTATTAATAATAAAGGTGTAAAGTATGACACAATTATTGCTTTAGGTAGAGGTGGGTTGATACCAGGAGCAATGTTAAGTTATAAGCTTGATATAAAGAACTTACAAAACTTTGGCATCAATACAAGACATGATGATGGTAAGTATCTTGAGACCTTAATCTATCAGAGACCAAGTGCTATAGTAGGTAATGTATTAGTAGTTGATGATATTAATGATAGTGGTAAAACGTTTGAATCTATCAATTCGTTAATTAATACTGAATACCCCGATGTAGGTGAATTAATGTACTGCAGTTTAACTACAAGATATAATACAAACTTTAACGAAAATACTATTTCTGGAGAAATAATCAATTCTTCTGATTGGTTAGTGTTTCCTTGGGATAAATAATTAAGTTAGAGCAAAACCTTTTTATTTCGAAATTAAAGATATGGTCACGCAGTTTATTGCTGCGTTTGACGACGTCGTTATAGCTAGATATAATAAAGATAGACAAAAGCAAGATCAAATTAATGTAAGATATATATACGCTCCAAAAGAAAGAGTGATGTATGATATCATTAATCAGAATAAAACAATAACGTTACCAGCAATAGCAGTTAATATTACAGGAGTATCAAGAGATGAAACCCGGGTATTTAATAAGCTAGATGGTTTCTATTACCAAGGTACATCTGGAGAAGAAAAAACATCTAGTCATTTAAAATCTCCAATACCCGTTAATATAGCTTTAAAGGTATCTATTCTTAGTAGATACCAAACTGATATGGATCAGATTATTAGTAATTTTGTACCTTTCTGTAACCCATATGTAGTAGTAAGTTGGAAGGTCCCTACTGCTTTTGCCTTAACTACTGAACAAGAAATTAGAAGTGAAATATTATGGGATGGTAATATCGCGATGAACTACCCTACAGAGTTAACATCATCGCAGAAAGCAAGAATAACTGCTGATACATCTTTCACTATTAAAGGTTGGTTATTTAAAGATACAGCAGACCCAGCTGGAAATATATACTACATAGATACTAATTTTAATGCAGAAAGTAAATTAGAATATTATGATAATTTTGAATCCTTATCAGGCAATTCATATACATTCCCTGTATCATCAGGGTTAATTAATGATACATCAAGTATATATATTTCAGGTACCCCAACTATATCAGATGTATTCTATAACGGTATTCATCTATTCAATGATATAACTCTATCCTCTGGAGTCACCGGTAACGTTTTATTGAATGGTAATAGATTTAATGATGTTACAAATGTATTAGTTAGTACTAACAATAGTTCATATTATACAAATTTAACATCAATCGATGATTTTACAAGACAATCACCTATATCTGGTCAGGTTATTAACTATAGTGTTATAAACGATAATACAATGACGGTGGATATGCCTAGTATTGATTCAGGTTCAATTAGATTTATACCTTATAACTTGGCTGGTTACTCATTTAGCGACGTTACTTTACATTCACAATCTTTAAGCACAAATTCTACCTTTATTAATGTAGAATAAATCATAAATAATTATAATGGCAGACCAACAAAATAACGGGCAACAATCCCAGGGACAGCAATCCAGTTTCTTTAAAAATATTTTAAATAAATTACCTTACCAAACGGTTGACTTTAATAAAGTTCTCAATGACTTGAATCCGAAGTACAATACATTTTAAGATGTAGGTATGAAAAGGACAGAAGCCTTAGCAAAGAATAGTATATTTTTTAATAACGAATTCAACAACACAGGTAGCGGTCAGATAAGCGTTGATGGTAATTATAGTAATTTAGTATATGCTAATGTAGAAGAAAATAAAGGTGGTCGTCTTCAAGATTATAGAGTAATGGCATCGTTTGCAGAAATTTCTGATGCATTAGATGAAATATGCGATGAATGTATTAGTAAAGATGCTAATGGCAATATTATAAATTTAATATTAAGAAATGTTGAGCTTAATAGCGACATTGAAGAGAATCTAAGAGATGAATTTGAAAAATATATTGATTATTTTAATTTAGAACGAAAAGGTTTTGAATATTTTAGACAGCTATTATGTGAAGGTGAAGTATATTTTGAGCATATTATTCATAAACAATTTACTGAAGATGGTATTCTTGGAGTTGTACATTTACCGTCTGATTTAATTGACCCGATTTATGATAACATCCAAAATATGATTATTAAAGGTTATATTTTACGTAAGCCTATTTTTGATCCTAATAAACCAGGTAAAATAGATAAGTTTGATTTTATACCAATGGATGATAATCAGATATCATATATTAATTCTGGTATATGGAATCAAGATAAAACATTTAGATTACCTCATATTGAAAATGCTCGTCGTGCGTATCGTCAATTATCATTAGTTGAGGATGCTATTGTTATATACCGGTTAGTAAGAGCTCCAGAACGTGTCTTTAATGTTGATGTCGGTAATATGGCACCACCTAAAGCTGAAGCATATTTAAGAAAATTAATTCAAGAGTATTGGAGTAAGAAAACTTTTGATAGTAATCAATCTGGCCAGGTTCAAAAGTTTAACCCTCAAAGTATGCTTGATTCGTTCTGGTTTGCTAAAAGAGCCGGTTCAGAAGGTACTTCAGTAACTCAGCTAGCCGGCGGTGCTAATTTAGGAGAGTTGGCTGACCTAATATACTTCGTTAATAAGCTTTATAAAGCTTTAAAAGTCCCTGTTAATAGGTTAAATCCAGATTCATCATTTAGTGATGGTGATCAGATACTAAGAGATGAACTTAAATTTGCTAAGTTTATTATACGGCTACAATCTCATTTTGCTCAAGGTCTTAAGAATGGCTTTTTAACTCATCTTAAAATGAGAGATATGTTTACGAAGTATGATCTTAATAGTAAAAATATTCATATTGAATTTAACGTACCTACTAATTTCTATGAAATGAGAGAAAGTCAAAAGTTGTCACTTAAAGTTGATAACTTTAACTCTTTGGCTGCAAATGAATATATTTCAGCTACTTATAGTCAAAAGAAATATCTAGATTGGACTGATACAGAAATTAAAGCAAATAGAGAATTCTTACGTAAGGATAAAGAGTTAGAATGGGAATTATCTCAAATAACTAATGGGGGACCTAATTGGAGAGATGGTTTAGAAGGATCAGTTGAAGACGCCGATGGTGCTGCTCCTGGTGGTGATGTTGCTGGTGGGGTACCGCCTGAGTTTGGAGGAGGAGCAGCTGATGTAGGTGGAGATGATCCAGCTGCAGATGAAGGAGACGCTCCTGCTGATGCTCCTATAGGTGGTGCTGCTGATATGCCAGCTATACCTGACGTTTAAACTTCGTAAT